GTAAGAAAAACATTATTTTATAGCGACGTTATGAAAAGTTTTGACTACACTTTTAACAGGCATTTTCACATACATTTTAAAGTTAAATAATGAGAATAAACGTAAAACCTTTATCTGTTAATCAATGTTGGGCCGGTCGTCGTTTTAAAACCCCTAAATATAAATCTTATGAGAAGGAGGTTTTATTAAAATTATCTAAAATAAAGATTCCGGAGGGCAAACTAGAGATACTAGTAACCTTTGGACTATCTTCTAAACTTGCAGACTATGACAACCCTTTAAAAGCCTTTCAAGATATACTATGCAAGAAATATAATTTTGATGACAGGCGAATTTATAAAGGTATAATTGAAAAAGTTGACGTAAAAAAAGGAGAAGAATTTATAGAATTTTATATAAAAAAGTTTGATTATTAAATAAAATTGATTATATTTGTATTCGTTGCGGTCGAAAACAAGGCAACTAAAATTTAACATAAACTCTTTAAAGATGATAGCTTCGACCCTATCTGATTTAAAGAGTTTTTTGTATTTAAAAATTATGAAGTTAACAAAAAGAAAAGGGTTTAATTTTTTTAGAAGTTATTTTGATGTTTATAATGAGTTAGAAAATAATGAAGATAAAGTTGCATTTATAGATGCTTTGCTTAATCGTCAGTTTATGGGCGTTAAACCAACTGACTTAAAAGGTATGTCAAAGTTCGCTTACATTTCACAAACTAATAGTATTGATAATCAGGTTAAGGGTTACGAGGATAAAACAAAAACAAAATTAAATCCCTTAGAGGATAATTTTTTACCCCCTACCGTAGGGTTAAAAAAAATAAAAATAACCCCTACCCAACAAGTAGAAGAGAAAGAGAAAGAGAAAGAGAAAGAGAAAGAGAAACAACAAATAAACCAAGAATTTTTAAAAATGGTGTGTGATTTCTTTTCTCAAACTACAGAACCATTAAATAGAAAAGTTTGGGAGTTTATGAATAATCTAAATAATAATGGTAAATTTGAAGAATTTGTAAGGCAAACAAATGCTTATATTAAATACAAAAAACAATCTGATGAAAAAATACATAGTTGGCTTGGTTACGAGAGCGAATGGAACTCATCAGATTATGTAGATAAATTAAGCAAAATAACAAAACCAGTTAAAAAATATAAACCATCACTTTAATTATGAACAACTTTATAGAATGGGGTTCTTTGGACCTAAAAAAAACAAGCGGAAAAGAAAAGATATCTTGCCCAACGTGCGAAACTAGTAAACATAGAAAAGGCGATACCTCAATACAAATAAACCACTCAGAGGGGTTTGGTAAGTGTTTTAGGTGCGAAAGTTTAACATTTAGAGAAAGTGAAAGTAAAAAAGTAAAGGATAAAGAATATAAATTACCTGTTCAAACTTGGAAAAATTACACTAATTTATCTGACAAAATGGTGAGATTTATAGAGGATACTAGAAAGATAAACCAAAATACTTTAAAGGCTTTAAATGTTACTGAGGAATTATTTTACCAACCAAAACAAGGTAAGGAGGTAAATAATATTGTTTTTAACTATTTTGAAAAAGACGTTTTAGTTAACAAAAAGTATAGAGATGGTGCTAAAAACTTTATGCAATCTGCTGGCACTCGTTCTATATTTTATAACATAAATTCTGTTATTGGTGAGAAAGAAGTTTGGATTTGCGAAGGAGAATTTGACGTTTTAGCCTTACATCAAATAGGGATTAAAAATGCAATATCAGTTCCAAATGGTGCAAATGATAACGATGATTACTGGTTAAATTCTAAGGAATATTTAAAAGACGTAAAAAAATTCATTATTGCGGTAGATAATGATGAAAAAGGAAATGACTTAAAAGAGAAGATTGCGCAACGTTTAGGACGTTATAGGTGTGAGTATATAGAATTTGTAAATAAAGACGCTAACGGCGACCTAATAGGGCAAATTTTGCATGATACAGTTAAAAAGCGTAAACGATTTCCAGTAAGTGGAACATTTAGCGTTTCTGAACTAAAAAAAGGCATATTAGAACTCTATGACAATGGTTTGCCAGATACCTTAAAACCTAAGGCATATTATTTTAGACAATTTAAAGAATGCTTTTCAGTTATGCGTGGGCAATTGACTACGGGAACTGGTATTCCTTCACATGGAAAATCAAACTTTACAGACTGGCTCGCACTAAATTTAATAAATGATTATGATTTAAAAGGATCTTGGTTTTCGCCAGAACATTCTCCTATGGCACTTTACCAGACTAATTTAATGGAGAAAGTGATAGGTCGTAACTTTTGGAAAGACAAAGAAACAACGCAAGGAACTGCACCAAGAATTACACGTGATGAAATAGATAAATATGAGGAATGGGCAAATGAAAAAATATACTTAACAGGTGCTGAAGGCGACACCTTACCTACCTGGGATTGGTTGCTTGAAAAGTTTAAAGAGCAAATGATTTCTTTTGGCATTGATATATTTGTGATTGATGCGTTTAATAAAGTACTTTTGCCAAATGGAAACAAGATTGACCAGATTAACATTGTGTTAACTAAACTCACACACTTTGCACAATCAAATAATGTTTTAATTATATTAGTAGCTCATCCTACTAAAATGCAAAAAAACGAAGCAGGAATTTATAACGTTCCAGATTTGTACAGTGTTAGCGGTTCGGCTGATTTTAGAAATCAAACTCATAACGGATTCTCGATTTACCGAACATGGGCGGACGTGGAAAATAATATAGAGAATACTACCACGTTTTATAATATGAAAACAAAGTATAATTTTCAAGGGGATATAGGTTCGAGCGTGGAATTTAATTACTCTGAGGTTAACGGGCGTTATTACGAGAAAGATACCGATGAACCTTTATTTAGTTTAATTGATATTAGCGAAGAGTATATGAAAGAAAAAGAAATATTGCCGGTTATAACTGTAAAAGAAGCGTTTGATATTGAAGATTGCCCTTTTTAAATGTTAAAGTTTTGGTAGTTACAAAAAAAGATTATAGATTTGTTAATATAAATAATAATTTAAACAGATAGATATGAAAAAGTTTTTTAATAGTACAATTGGTAAGTGTTTTTTATACACATTGTTGTCTGTAGGTGTTTTTGTGATGCACTATGGTATAATTTGGTTTATACAAGATGACTTTAATTGGATAGATTTAAGTGAAAAAACAGGTAGGATAGCTTTAGTTGGTCTAGTAACTGTAGATATTATAATGGCTTCTTTAATAAGTAAATTAGTAATCGATTAAAAACAAAAACATTATTTACAACTTATGCGTGTATAGTTTGTTATTTTTGCCAACGTGCATGTATATTAAAAGTACGTGAAGGTTATGTAGCTAAGCCTATAAATAAGCGGTTAAACCGTAGTGAATACGGACTTTGTCTATGTAACTAAAGCACATATTTTTAATATACGGTGTTGTTAACTTTTAAAAATTATGGGAAGAAATAAGCACGTAAAAAAGAAATGGCATACACAACAAAATAAATCGAATATAAATTTATGTGGTTGTTATCTTTGTGTAGGTACTGACTATATAGAATGGCTAAGACTTAAATATTTTGTAAAGCTAAAACATAGTAAACAAGATATAAGTGATTTTTAATTGTTTACAACTTATTTGTGTATGGCAAGGTTTTGTCGCAAATATAGTATAAATATGCGACAATATTTTAATATAAAACTTTGATATACACAGTGTTATGTGCCTTTTTAGGCTTGTAGTATAGCGCAAATCACAGACCTTATAAACGAGAGTGAAATTGCCAACAAACACGATGTTGGATGGTAGGCGACCAACAGCGCTATATTACACATAACGTATGCGGTTAAGGTTAGTTGCGTGAATAATTAATAAATTAAATATGGACTTAAAAAAAATATTAAAAAAAGCATTTGATGCTGGTTATAACACTTCATTAATGTATAATAATTTAGGAGATAAAGCACACAAGGATTTCCAAGAATTTTATAAAAAAGAAGTTAACGAGCAATTAACTTTAACCGATGTTGTACAGCAAAGCGAACAGTATTGCGAATGCACAAAGCCAACTTTAGGTAAAAGTGTTAGTAGATGTGGTAATTGTGAACAATGGTTTAAACCGCTTAAATAGCAATATTGTGTACAACGTGCTAGTGTATGGTTTGCAATTTTTAAATGTTAAAGTTTTGGTAGATTGAGAATAATGTTATAGATTTACAAAAAGATTAAGTAAAGCGATTAGCAATTGTAAATTATACACGTTGTTGGGATTAGTTAATAATTAAAAATAAATAAAATGGAGGAATTAAAAAAATATGAATGGATAGAGTGGTGTGGTTGCTATAATTGCGCTGGACACAATGACGATTGCGGATATAGAGATGACTGTGTTACAAGCAAGAAAGTTAAAGTGACTGATTAATTACTGCTAACGTCTCGGCTATGAATTGAAGCCGTGTAACAAATGATTGATTCAAAGAAATAACCTTAATGACGGCTTTTATTTATAGCCATTGTTAGCATTATTTTTTATTATGAAAATATGGAAATTTAAGTTAGAACACGAAAGAACACAAATTGTTAAAATGCCATTAAAATCTGAAATAATGGATATTCAAATGCAAGAAGATGGAATTACTATGTGGGCATTATGCGACCCTGACACGAAAGAAATTGAAGTTAAAATAAATATGTACGGAACTGGATGGGAAACACATAGTAATAATATGATAAAAGATGATTATTTAGCAACAGTACAGCAAGGAGGGTTGGTTTGGCATTTCTTTATGAACCACGAAATTGATTTGTAAATTAATGCTAACGTATTTGTATATAAATTGAAGCGTGTCTAAAAAAAAATAATAAATAAATAAACAATAAATAAAATTAGTTAAACAATTGATTCATAAGTAAATAATTAGTAGCTTTTATTTATATACGTTGTTATTTAACGTTTTTTTTAAAAGGCCATTATTTTTATTTAAAAATAAAATGCGTAATAATTAGGTTTTTATGTAAGTTTATACTTATATTTGTAGTGAGATTAAAAACAAACATTATGACTTTAGATTTTTACACAGAATTAAAAAAAGAAATAGAATTAAGATTAGATAAAGCTGATACTTTAGTAAAATCTTTTCCAAGAGGCCAAATGGGATTAGTTGAAATGACTAATGAATTTAGAACTGCAAAAAGAAGTTTTGATATTGTTTTTAATGAGTTAAGAGTTTTAAACAAACATACATCTAACAAAATAAAAAGAGAATATGCAATGAATAAAAGATTTAAAAAATAATGGATATTAAAACACTAAAAAAAGAACTTGGCCTAACTAACAAAACAATGGCCAGGTTTTTTGACATGAGGCCAGAGGTTTATCAGAATAGCACAGCGAAGAAAAGATACGAAAACGCTTTAATTCGTTTTTATTTCCACGTAAAAATGATAACATAAGATTGGTGGCCTTTTAAAAAAAATGTTATATAACGTACCCTTTTAAGGAAAGAAACGAATAAATTAAAACAATAAGTAAAAAATGGGAAAATTAATAAAAGTGCCAAAGAAAAACGAAAATTTACAAGATTATCGTAAAAGATTAGTTCAAAGCCAAAACAATAACCCACTTGTTAGAATTGGTTTATTAAAAATGATAAAGTAGTTTTTTTCTTTAAAAGATGTTGTTTAAAGTATTAGCGATAGTTAAGCAAATAATTAATAAATACAAAACCTACGTAAAAAAAGGGCGTGGGTTTTGTTTAAAACCCAAATAAAGACAAAGATATGGATTCAAAAGAAAAAGCAAAAGAATTAGTAGACCATTTTATACAAAGAACCAGAAATAACAACGAACCCAGTATGTCTTACAATAGAGCGGTTAAATCAGCTTTAATTTGTGTTAATGAAATGAAATTAGCCTCTAAAAGAATAACAAACCATTTACCTAGTAGCTGGTGTGGTGAAGAACAAAAGTATTATAATGAAATAAAAAAAGAATTAATTAAAAAATGATAAACATAACAAATGAGTGTAATATGCAACTAATGAAAAGATACAAAGATAACTACTTTGATTTAGCAATAGTTGACCCGCCGTATGGGATTGGGTTTGGAATATTTAATAGAACAAACAAAGCATCTGATGGTACAAGAGTAAAAGCAGATAAATACAAAAATTCTAATTGGGATGATGGAATACCAACAGATGAATATTTTATAGAACTTAAACCAGTTTCTAAAAACCAAATTGTTTGGGGTGGAAATTATTTTCCTTTTTTATGGAGTGAAGGATGCAAGGGTTTTATATTTTGGTATAAAGGAAACCCCGTACCTAATTTTGCAGATGGAGAGTTGGCTTACACTTCTTTTAATAAAGTTGCTAAGATGTACGATTTTAGGTATTACGGAAACTTAGAAGGTAACACAACAGCTATTAAGAAATACCACCCAACCCAAAAACCAATAGATTTATATGAATGGATTTTAGATAATTATGCAGAAAAAGGAAATAAAATACTTGACACGCATTTAGGTTCTGGAAGTATTGCTTTAGCTTGCCACAATAGAGGTTTTGATTTAACGGCTTGCGAATTAGATACAGATTATTATAACGCAGCTACAAAACGTTTAAAAGAACATCAACAACAGTTAACAATGTTTTAATTCCCACGTAGATTTGAGCGCAACCGTGGCGGGTTTTTTAAAATAATTGCTACTAACAATTATTATAACAAGTAAACGTATTACAATACCATGAAAACACTTGCACACACTAAAGTTATAAGAATAGACGAAGAAATGCTAAATACTTTTAAAAACATGAAATATTTAAATATAGATGTAGGCAAATTTATACGTTTAGCCATAAAAGAAAAATTAGAAAAAGAGCATAAATATTTTAAACCAAAAGAAATAGAAGATAGTTTTTCTATTCGATTAAAAAAAGCTATATTAGCGAATCATTAAAAACATAAAAAAACATGACAAAAAAAGCA